GCGGCGATTGCGGCGCTGGCGGCGCTGTGGGTGGCGGCGCTGGCGCTCAGGCAGAAGACGCAGGGTGATCAGCGGTGGGAAGTGGTTTCCTACTTCGTCAACATGGCCGAGCAGATGCTGATCGAACAGGAGGGCGCCGCCAAGCTCGATTGGGTGACGACGCAGGTCAAGGCGCGCTATCCCAAGCTCGACACGACGCTGATCCGGGCGATGATCGAAACGGCGGTGCGCCAGTTGAAGACGCAGCCGACAGGCGGCAGCCAGTAGGTGATACGCGGAAGGGGTGTGATGGTGCACGGGTTGCAACCAGCAATCAGGGGTGGGTTCGATTCCTGCCTTCCGCTCTGGGTGGTTGGCGTGTGTGGGGCGGTCGCGTTGCGGTGGTGCGCAGCGTGACCGCCCTCTTTTCGTTTATGGCGGCCACCTTGCGCAGGGCGTGGCGACGCTGGCAGTACCGGCGCTATCTGCGCTCGGCGGGCTGGCGTGCGCGCCGGCTGGCGGCTGTGCAGCGCGCCGGTTTTCGCTGCGCACGGTGCGGTGCGGATGGCCGGCTAGAGGTGCACCACCTGACGTATGCCAGGGTGGGGCGTGAGCGTCCCGGCGACCTGGTGGCGTTGTGCCGGGCGTGTCATCAGGCAGAACACGGTAGGCAGTAGGCAGTAGGCAGTAGGCAGTAGGCAGTAGGGGAGAGTGACGCATGGGAGAGGGCGCAGTAGTCGATCTGATGGATGGCGAATATGCGATCCCTGGCGAGCTTCAGGCGTATGTCGCCGAGCATCGGCGCGTGGAAGCGTGGCCGGAAAAGGCGCAGCGGCGGCTGGATTCGCTGGAGGCGCGCGTGCGGCACCTGGAAGAGATGGTGCACCGGCTGATCAATGCTGACCCTGACCGGCGCTGGCAGGGCGCCGTGCAGACCGTCGAGTTAAACAACCCCTATGGCATCGCCGCCTTTACGCCGGTGACGCAAGACGACTGGGCACGGCTGTCTGATCTGGTGCTGGCTGAGTTGGGGCACGGGATCGACCGGTACAGTGCAGCGTGTATGGTGCACGCCTGGGACGCGTGCGCTTCGGCGATTCGTGAGCTTGCGACGGAGGGAGACGCACAGGATGCAATGGGTTGAAGCGGCGCGTATCGGGCGGCGACCCAACGGCGAAGTGTTTGCCGCGGAGGTCTTCATGCAGTACGGCAAGCCTTCGGCGCTGGATGCCGCTATCGAGAAGGCGCTGGCCGGCAAGACGGTCTTTGTGCGCCGTGAGGATGCGCCGGCGGTGTTGGCGGCGCTGAGAAGCGAAGCCCCTTCACGCGTCGGCGGCAGCAAGCAGTCTGGCGCGGGCGGCATCTAGGGTAGACCGAGTGAATATCAATGCGTTGCCGCGGCGACCATCCGGCGCAATTTTTTTGGAGGTGTAGACGTGATAACGCAGCCACGTGAAATTGACGCCCAGATAGGCGGCGGCCTCGCTCATCGTGTAGCCTTCGGTGGCCTGATGGCGGCGCCGAAACTCATCGAGGGTCTTCTGAGTAAAGACCAGGCTGCCGCCGATTTCGTAGTCGGGCGTCAAGTGTTTGCGCTCGTTGACGTGGTAGCGCAGCGTTTGCAGGTGAATGCCAAGATAGTCGGCAGCCCCCTGGCTGCTGTAGAGTTTGGCAGGCATGTTCGTTACCCCAGTAGAGAAAGCTGGATCGCCTGCGGCTTTGCGGCGACAGGCGAAAGGGAGATTTCGGTCACGGTGAAGCCGTCATCTGCAAGCATGTGGCCGACCACGGTGCGATGGCAGCCCTCCGGATCGGCGCAGGCGCACAACAGGATGGCGGGGCGGTCAAGGGCGGCCAGCGCGTGGCGTCCGGCTGCGTAGTCGGCGATCTGCATCCCGCCCGTTTTGTAGGCGGCATTGCCGAGGCTCTTAAGGTGCATGTAACGCCCGCCGTGGCGATTGCGCAGCTCGTAGCCCTTCCAGCCGGGTTTGCCCCACGCACTGAAACGGATGTCAACGACGTAGGCGTTGAGTTTTGCGGCCAAGGCAAGAAGCTGGTCGGGAGTCATGCGGTTGTATCCTGCGGTATAGATTTCAGTTGTCATAGTATCACCATTATACATCATGCTAAATAGTTTCAGGAAGCGCCATACTGTTGCTGTGAATCAGGGTCTTGTAGAGCGTGCCAATCGCCGCCGCCTCTGCGCGCTTTCCGGCGGCGTCGAGTTGCAGGATGTAACGCATGATCACCGCCGATGCCGTGTCAGTGGCTCTCGTTTCAGGTGTCGGCAGGTCGTCGCGGGTGGGGACGTTGACGACGGCGCCCTTGCCGCGCGTTGGCGTCGTGCTGATGGTGGCGGCGTGCTGCATCCAGAAAGTTTCGAGATCAAAGAGTGCGTCCTGAGCCTGCTCGGCGTGCAGGTCACTGACCACGCGCAAGAAAACACTGAGCGGCATCGCTTTGGCTTCCCGGTAGATGCGGAAGGCGATCATTTGACGGTTGGCGTCGAGTCGGGCGAGCGCCTCGGCGTGACCCAGAGGGAAATGTTTCTTGGCGACCATATGCTGCACGTCGGGATGCAAGTCGAGCAGCAACAGGCGGCGGCGCACGACTTCCTCGCTGACGCCGGCGGCATCGGCCAGCTTCGCAGGCGTCCAGCCAAAGCGGGCGATGCGCAACTGGTAGGCGTTGGCTTCTTCGATGGGATCGAGGTCGGCGCGGCTGGTATTCTCGGCCAGCATGATGGCGCTCGCCTGCTCGTCGGTCAGCTTGCGCAGGATACAGGGAACTTCCGGCCAGCCAAGTACCTGGGAGATGGCGCGAAAGCGGCGTTCGCCGGCGACGATCTGGTAGGCCGATTGCATCCAGCCGCCACACGTGCAATCGTGAGGGTAGGCGAGGGCGGGGTCGGCAAGCTCGGAGTCAGTGCGGTGCTTGCCGCACTTGTCGCAAACCATCCCGTAGCGGCGCACGGTGATCGGCTGCGCCAGGCCGTGGGCGGCGATGCTGGCGGCAAGCTCGGCGAGTTCGGTCGGATCGAATGTCTTGCGGTCGTTATTGCCTGCGACAACAAGGGCGCAGGCAATGTTTTTGATGGTGGTCACGGCTGCGCCTCCGCTTTAGGCGTGTAGTCTGGCTCGCTGGCGCCAAACACGGGGCACAAGTCAAGCATGGCGGGCTGAGTGGCGGGGTTTGGTTCTGGGCGAAGGTGACGCTTGCGCCCGGCGACAGGGGCGCCGCTAAACAAGGGGAGATCGTCACCGTGCGGAAACATGGATTGTTGTCGATTGCTGGTCATGGTAGCTGCTCCTTATTCCAGGCGACTGACGACTTCAAAGGAAAGCTCGAAGTATTCTTCCGGGATGTCGTCGTACTCGCAGCAGCCCGGCAGCGTGTCGAACGGGATGGGCGAGAAGTTGGCGGCATCTTCGGCCAGGGCGGTCATGTTGATCTTGCCGGTCGCGGGGTCGCGGTGGTCTTCGGCAACGCCCATCATGTACTGGCGAATTTGCTGCTTCTGATTGCGGGTCATGGCGATTGCTCCTTATTGGCGGTAGCCGTTGAATCCGAGGCCGCGTTCCTTGAGGCTGACGTAGCGGTTGCGCCCGATGATCAGGTGATCGAGCACATCGATATCGAGAAGGCGTCCGGCCTCGACAACCTGCTCGGTTACCCGTACATCTTCCGGCGACGGGGTGGGGTCGCCGGAAGGGTGGTTATGAATGATGATGATGCTGCAAGCGTTGCGGCGAATAGCCTCTTTGAAGACTTCGCCTACACGCACGACTGCGGTGTTGAGATTGCCGACGTAGAGGGTGTGGACGGCAATGACGGTATTTTTGGTGTCCAGAAGAGCGACCCGAAGCTCTTCATGGTCAAGCAGCATCATCTCGGACATCAGGAGGTTGGCGATGTCGGCAGGGGAGCGCACCTGCGCGTTATTTGGCACAGATTCGGCCATCAGACGCTTACCGAGTTCAAGCGCCGCTTTGATGGCAAGCGCCGCTTTGACGCCGACGCCGGGAACCTGCTGCATATCTTCGAGAGAGAGGTTATGCAGGCCGGTCAGATTGCCGCCCATCTTGACGAGTTCAACGGCGCTGTCCAGCGCCTTGAAGCTGTACACGAGTTGCATCAGTTCAATCGTGGACAGGGCGCTAAACCCCATGTTCTGTGCCCGATTTTCGGGCTTGAGTTCGGCGGGTAGTTCTCTTACGACGAGTGCGGGCTTTTGGGTCTGGCTGGTAGTGGTAGTCATGGAAAGTACTCCTGTGATTGGTTGGTCTTATGTATATCATACTACCATATAGTACTACGGCTGTACAGTAGTTTGGAGATGAAAACGGCGAGTTTTTGCTTAAAATATCAAGCCTGATCTTGAGTGCTGGATTAAGGTGAATCATGTTTTTTGGCACAATCGACGACAACATCCGCCGCTATATTGCCGGCAACCGCGCGGCGTTTGCGGGTCAGGAGGTGGTCGTCGGTTGCTCTGGGAATTTCACCAGTGAGAAGGTGTTGCTTCAGGAGGCAACGCCGGCCGCGGTGCACAGTAATGACGTGTCGCTCTATTCGCTGCTGCTGGCGGATGCGATGCTGAGTCAGCGCACACCGATGACGCTGAACGAGCCGGCTTTCGCCTGGCTGGAGCCGTATTTATTCGAGCGCAGCGCGTGGGAGCGGGCGGCGGCGGTCATGCTGATGCTGCGGCTGTTGCGCTTCGAGAAGCAGCGCACGGTCTTTGCGCGGCGGATGTGGAAGCACTATCGCGCTGAGTTCGACGCACTGGTTACGGCGTCGGCGGCGGGACTGGCCGAGCGCAGCGTGCCCATTACTTCGTACTGGAGCGGCGACGTGCTCGAGCACTTTCAGCGCCACGCAGGCGAGGATGCGATCTTCACCGCATACCTGCCCTTTTTCAAGGGAGACTACGAGCATCAATACAAGCGCGTGCAGCAGATTATCGGCTGGCCGGAGCCGACCTATCCGCTGCTCGACCAGGCGCGCAAGGATGCGATCGTAAACTGGATGCGCGAGCCAGGGCGCCGCTATCTGTTTTTGCTCAATTATCCGCTGGAAGGCGTAGAGCCGCAGATGATCAGCCACAAACAGCGCAACACGTGGGTCTACCTGTACGCCAATGTCGTGCAGAAGCTCGGCTTGTTTCGACGCAACTACGGCGACACAGGCACGCGCTTCAAGCTGATTGCGCCGGATTTCCGCTTTCGAGCCGATACGAAGATTACACTGGCGACCATTCGTGCGGCTGACATCCAGTATTACAAAGGGCTGTACCTGGCGCGCAACATCGACTTCACGGCCGGTCAGCAGGGATTTGCGGTGCTGGCGGACGGTGCGGTCTTTGGCTTCATCGAAATGAGTCAGGGCAAAAGGCAAGCGAGCTTCAACTTCCAGAGCAAACACTACAACGGCGCCGAGTTCTGGTACATGCTCAGTGACTTCCCCGTCGAGCCGAAGCCGCACGGCAAGGTGTCCAAGTTGATCGTCATGCTGGCGCTTTCCAAAGAGATGCGCCGCGCGCTGGAACGGGTGAATCTAAACAAGAGTCAGGGCGTCTTTACGACTGCTCGCACAGCCAAGCCCGTCAGTATGAAGTATCGCGGCCCAATGACGCTGGTGTATCGTGGAAGCAAGGACGGAGAACCCTATCTCAACTATGCTGCGCTGTGGCCCGGCACAACAATCCAGGAGGCATATAACACATGGTGGAAGCGTTACGGGAAGAACTCGACAGACTCAACCGACTCCTCGACGGAGTAACACCCTATCGGCTTGGCATCGCCGCGCCGGGCGAGATGCAAGCGGCGCCGGTCAATGCGCATTTCATGTCGAAGCGGGTCTATGACCAGCTTGTCGCCAACATCAAGCGCGACGGCAATTTATCGAGTCTGCCCTTTTGCTGGCACGACAGCGAGGGAAGGGTGCGCATCTTGAGCGGTCACCACCGCGTCGACGCCGCACGCGATGCCGGCGTCACGGTTATGCTTTATCTGTTCACCGATGCCAGCCTGAGCAAAGACGAGCAGACGGCCATCCAGATTTCGCACAACTCGCTTGTCGGCGAGGATGACCTGGCCGTCCTAAGGCAGCAATGGGAATCCATCGCCTCATTCGAGGCCAGGCTTTACAGCGGTCTTGACGATCAGGTATTCAAGACGTTCGACCCTGTTGATCTGGGCGCGTTCAATGAAAAGGACATGCGCTTCGAGACCGTCGAATTGCTCTTTCTGCCCGGCGAGGTAGAACGGCTGAAAGAGATTGTAGGCAAGCTGGCAAGGGGCGGCAAGCGCGTGCGGTTCGTGGGTGTGGCGGATCAGTACGATGCGCTAGCCGATGCGTTGATGCGACTAAAGGAAGCCGCGACGATCTTTAACTCATCGACGGCCTTTCTGCTGATGGCCGAGGCTGCCGACCGGTATAGTGACTTCCTGGAGAGAGTAAAGGCAATGGATGACGCCGCCTGGCTGACTTTGCACGCAGAATTGGTGACCGTCGGCCTGGCCGACCCGCTGACCAGGGATGGCGCAGCGGCGTCACGAAACGCACGCGGTGAAACAAAATGAGCAAGAAGACGGACGCGGCGCAGCGTGATGCCCGCCGTCAACGGGTGGCGGTGAATCTGCTGGCCGGGCTGAACTACAGGGAGATCGCCACCGCGTTGAAGGTGTCGCCGGCGACGGTATGCCGCGACGCAAAGGCCATCCTGGACGAATGGCGAGAGGCGCGTATAGGGGTGGCGGATGAATGGGCAACACTCCAGGTTAAGCGACTCGACCGCGCTATCAATGCGATTTGGGACAACGTGCTCAATGGGGATGCGACCGCCATAGACCGGTTGCAGCGCCTGATCGATCAGCAGGGGAAGCTGCTAGGCTACAGCGTCGGGGACGTGCGCGTCGAGGCCGACCGTGTGTCTATCATCATCGATCGGTAGCAGGCAAGATGCGTGACAGAAATCAAATTCTCGCAAGTATGCAATTTCACGGACAAGCAGTGGTTGGCGGCGGAAGTGGCCGACACGCACCAATATACGCTCTTTGGCGGCGCAAGAGGGCCCGGCAAATCGTACTGGCTGCGCTGGTATGCGGTGCGCTTCCTGCTGACGATGGCGGGGCGGGGCTTTCGCAATGGGCGCGTGATGCTGGCGTGCGAGGATTACCCCAGCCTCTACGAGCGGCAGATCAGCAAGGTGACTACGGAGTTTCCGGCGTGGTTGGGCGAGTATCACGCCAGTCGCAACGAGTACCGCCTGGCGGCAAAGTGGGGCGGCGGCGTGATTGCTTTCCGCAATTTGGACGACCCCAGCAAATACCAGTCATCGGAGTTTGCGCTGATCGCCATCGACGAACTGACCAAAAATCGAGAACGGGCGTTTCACCTACTGCGCGGTTCGCTGCGCTGGAAGGGCTTCGAGGACACCCGCTTCGTGGCGGCAACCAACCCGGCGGCGAACTGGGTGCGCGACTACTGGATCGAGAAGCGGCTGCCGGAAGAACTGGCCGACCTGGGCGATCAGTTTGCCTTTGTGCCGGCGTTGCCCGACGACAACCCGCATTTACCGCCAGCTTACTGGAAGACGCTGGAGACGCTGCCGACGGCGCTACGGCGGGCGTGGCGCTACGGCGATTGGTACGCGGCGGTCGAGGGGCTGGTCTATGAGGACTTCAACGCCGACAGCATTGTCGAGACGGAGCCAGACCCGGAACGCCCGATTGAGTTGGCAATCGATGACGGTTACATCGATCCACGTGCGGTGTTGTTCGTGCAGGAATTGCCTGACGGCGACGTGCTTGTCTTCGATGAACTGTACGTGACCAAGCAACTCGAAGAACAGACCATCGCCGCGATTGCAGAGAAGGTTACGGCGGCGGGCTTGCGGCGGCCACGGCTGGCAGTGGTCAGCCATGAGGCGGTGGCGCTGCGTGAGCGGTTGAAAGACGCCGGCATCCAGGCGGTGAACTGGCTCAATCGCAAAAACCCGGAAAGCGGCTCGACGCGGCGAGCGGCGATCACGCTGACAAGGGCGCTGATCTGCGACGGCCAGCAGCACAGGGCGATCAAGGTGCACAAGCGCTGCACGCATCTGATCGACGAGCTAAGCATGGGCTATCGCTACCCGGAGGGCAAGCGGGGCTTGGAGATCGACCCGGAGGACGGAAACGATCACGCGTGCCAGGCGCTGGAAACGTGGGTTTGGTGGCATCACGGCGGCGTCAAGAAGGTGGCGCAGGTGAGGTAGAAAGGAACGGCATGAGCGACATTGCAGACGTGTTCGACGCCCTTGCGCAAGAGCGGGCGTATCAAGACGACAAGTACGGCACGCTTCAGCAGCGAGAACTGAGCATCGGCGATTACCTGGTGATTGCGCGCGGCGAGTTGCTGGAAGCGGAACAGGCGTTCCAGCGGCGCAGCCGGGCGGAATGCCTGCTTGAGCTTAGCCAGGTGGCGGCGACGATTGTGGCGTGTCTGGAGCGGCACGGCGTCGTGCGGCGCGGCGAGACCATGCGGCGGTGGGGCTGATGGACAGCTTCATCGTGGGCGGGCTAGTCTTGGCGGCGGGCGTGGCGCTGGGGGCGGCCATCGTCGCCGGGCTGATGTTTCGCTTCGAGAGGGAGCGGGACGCCCTGCATCAGATCATCGGGCGCTATCAGCAGGCGATGGACGAACGCATACCAGAGGAGGAGATGTAAGCATGGCAATCGCAGGCGGGGCGTGCTCGGCGTATCAGGTGCGCGTGCAGGATCGGCAGTTGCAGGTCGTGCGCTCGACAACTTCGCTGCGGTCGATGTGCACCGGCGTCGAAGAGGCGATGCTCCGGCTGAGCCGGGGCGAAACGGTGACGGTCGCCGGGTCGGAGATGGTAGAGCTACGGCGCCAGGTTGAACTGGCGATAGGGAGGGAGTAATATGTACAGGTACAAGCGAGGGGTAGGGGGCAACGGGCGGCGGCGCATTTTCCCACAGCGGGAACTGCGCACCAACATTTTCCCACAGCGGGAACTGCGCACGCAAAGCGTGATCGGCGACCGCATGGCGCTGGCGCAGCAGTTGGGGCAGTTGACCTTTGGCGACAAGCGCCGCGACGTGTACACGGCGGCGGGGTACGATCTGACGATCTCGCACGCGCAGTATCTGGCGCGCTTTCTGCGTCAGGATGTGGCGCAGCGCGTCGTGTCGGCGGCGGTCGATGAGGCGTGGCGGCTGTCGCCTACGCTGCTTGACGGCAAGGACGCCGAGACGGGAAGCGAAGGAACGCCCTTCACCGACGGTTGGCTGGCGCTGACGCGCGCGTCCGCGGATGACGCGGAGACGCGGCGCGGGCTGGCGCACTATCTGGCACGGTTGGACCTGGTCAGCCGTATCGGGCGCTATGCGGTGCTTTTCCTGGGGCTGGCGGATGGCAAGGAACCGCACGAACCGGCGGAAGCGGGCAGCCTGAAGGACGCCAGCGGGCTGGCCTTTGCCAGCGTCTTCAACGAAGGCGCGGCGCGCGTGACGCAGTGGGAGACGGACAGGCGCGCACCGCGCTACGGCAAGCCGACGGTGTACCGGCTGACCGACAGCGTTGACGGCGGGCAGGTAGTCAACTTCGAGGCGCACTGGACGCGCTGCATTCACGTTGCCGACAACGTGCTGACCAACGATCTGTTTGGTGCGCCGGCGCTGGAAGTGGTCTGGAACCGCCTGATCGACCTGGACAAGATCATGGCGGCGACGGGCGAGGCGGGTTGGTCGCAGATGCAGCCCGGCGTGGTCTTCTCCACGCGGGACGGCTACGAACTGGGCGCCGATGACGCCGATGCACGTCAGGAACAGATGGACGAATTCGTGCACGGGCTGCGCCGCTTTCTGGAGATGAACGGCTACGACGTGACGACGCTAGGTGGGTCGTTCCAAGACCCATCGGGCGGCATCAACAACGTGCTCAAGCTTATCTCGGCGGCGTCGGGCGTGCCGCTGCGCAAGCTGACCGGCAGCGAGCGCGGGGAGCTTTCCAGTACACAGGATGACGACAACTGGATCGACGTGATCGAAGCGCGCCAAGTGCAGCACGTGACGCCGGCGATCATCGAGCCGGTGGTCAATCGCCTGCTGTGGCTGGGCGTGCTGCCGCCGCCGGCGTCGGGGACGTATACGGTCTGGTGGCCGTCGCTGCGCCAGAAGAACCCGGAACAGCAAGCGAAGATTGCCGACACGAACGCCAGTGCGCTGCAGAAGGTCGGCGCAAAGGTCGATTCCCGCATTTTTGTCGAGACCTACCTGCCCGACCTGCCGGCGGACGCGGTGAGCGACGCGCCGGAACCGGCGCCGGTGATTGCGCCAGCATCTGCGGAAATTCCGCAGATGACGCAGCCTGAACAGGCGGAAGGAGGCGGGTTGGCAGAGAATGCCGCCCGACCCTTTCGAGACATCGATCCCGGCTTCCTCATCGAGATCGACGCGCAGGCAGCCGCGGCCGTCTTTGCCGAGCGGTGGGCGGGGTATCCGTAGCAATGCGCTGATTCTGCAACTCGACGGCGATGACCCGGACGCCGAGGGCAACGAGCTTGACCGGCTGGCGCGTGACGGCCAGCCCGCTATCGACAACGCGCTGCAACGCCAGCTTCAGGCAGTGACGGCAAATCTCGACCCGGACAGGCTGGATAATGTAGAGCGGCTTGTCCCGACCGATGACGACGACATGCGCGAGGCGCTGGAACGGCTGTTGCGGGAATCGGCGGGGCGGGGCGTGCGCGTGACACTGGAGAAGCTGAGCCAGATCGCCGTCGGCGTGAACTGGCAATTGGCGAATGAGGCGGCGCGCACGTGGGCGCAGCAGTACAGCTATGAGTTGGTCAGCCGTCTGAGCGACAGCAGCCGGCGGATGTTGCAGGCGGCGGTCAGCGACTGGATCAACAGCGGCGCGCCGCTGGACGATCTGATCGCCAGGATTAGCGCCGTCTTCGGGCCGGTGCGCGGGGAGATGATCGCCGTCACCGAAGCGACCAGGGCGTATGCGGAGGGCAGCTTCACGCTTTACGAACAGGCGGGCTTCAACCGGCGCCCGGCGGAAGCGGACAGGCCGCCGGCGCACGTGCGTTGTCGATGCTGGGTCTCGCTGGCCGAGACCGATCCGGGGCTGTGGGACTACGTCTGGCTCACGGCGCAAGATGAATTGGTCTGCCCGATCTGCGCGCCGAAGCACCAGACCTCGATAGGCTTTGCAGGGAGGCGGTGACGCATGGATCTGATCATCGAGACGGACGCCGGCGCGGTGGCCGAAGAACTGGAGCGCCGCGGGCTGCATATCCTGGACGTGCTGGCGGGGCCACTCGACCGGGGTGCGTTCCGCGTCGAAGCGGGGATGAAGGTCTACCCGCCGCCACCGTCGGGCAGCACATACCGGCGCACGGGCACGCTAGGCCGGCGCTGGACGACGCGCCCGTTCCGCACGACAACGGAGGTCGGGCGGGAAATCGGCAATAACACGGAGTATGCGCCGATGGTGCAAAGCGATGAGCTTCAGGCGACGGTGCACCGCGGGCGCTGGCAGACGGACGCGCAGGTGCTGCGCCGGGAAGCGCCGCAGATCGTGCGCGATGTAGACGCCACGCTTGAGGAGTTGCTAGAGTGGTAAGCGGCGAGTCGGTGCGCATCGAAAGCGACGAGTGCGAGCCGGGCGCGGTCGTGCAGCCACCGCTACGCGTGGTGCGCTTCGTGCAGCGCGTGGCGCGGTTGCGACCGGGAAAGTACGTGCTGACGCTGACGCTCACAGAAGATCGGGCGTTCTGGACAATTCAGGAAATGGGGCAGATTGAGGGATAATCTCGGCATGATGACTTTCACCGAGCAATGGCTATCCAGCGTTCCACCCGGCGCCGTGCTTGTGCCGCTAGGGAAGTTATTGACATTTAAAAAGCCATAGGGTATTATTTTTTTAGTGGCGACAGTCACACCGCCACCACCTTGACCGTTTGTGTATGATGGCGCACTCTGCGCTGCTTGCGGCGGTTGGGGCAGACGCCCGGCTGTGCCGGGGCACACTACTGTTTGAGGGGCGCAAGCCCCTCTTGTGCTGTAATGCGCTAGTGTGGGTGTGTGATTATGAGCGTATCGCGCAAGTTTTTGCGCGCAGGGAAGCCTATGTCTTCACAATTCCTCACTGTCTGGTTCGATCTACGTCAACCNNNAGATGGAAGCGCCGTGCGCTTGACGGCGTGTTTGACGCGCATACGGCAGCAATGGCCGGGTTGCTGGCGGATTGCGAGGCGGATATTGAGCGCATTGTGGTTGACGGCCAGATACGCAGCCGCGACGGAGTGCCTACGGGCAAGTATAATGGACTGTCGGTCGGGCAATGCTTGCCAAGTGGTGCGGAGTTGTTGACGCCGATTTCATCGGCATTGCGCGAGGCGCTTGTGCGCGATGTGGCGGCGATGGTCGCAAGTTTTTTAGAATTGCGCAAGGGTGCACCCGACGCGGCATTCCCCAGCGCGCG